GCAGCTACGCCCGCACAAGATCGGGTACTCCAGTCTTCGGCGACAATCCAAGAGCTCAATGTTGGTGCCTCGCCGGCGCTGTCCAACACGTGCTCGGAAGAGCAGACATTGTAGGCTCTTGGGCTACGGCCCATCTCGGTATGACCGAAGGCGAGCTTATCCACTTCAACGACTCCCACTCCCACGAAGAAGTCCTAGCCTTCATCAAGGAGAAAATGAATGCAAAGGCCTAACACCGCAGCCCTCTTCGCCAAGCCTCCAGCGGATTACGACCCCAAGGTCTCTCCGCAGGATGCGGAGCTCATCTCCAATTGGCTTGCCGCGCGCGAACCCACACAGTGTCCACCGGGCACCGCACAGCACCCCCACATAGCAAGCACCTGTTTCAAGCGGCACCTCGGAAGCACTGTAATATGAAAAAACTCCGCATAGGTTTCAAAAGCAAAAACCAACTACCTCTCTTGATGATTTGGGAGGAGTATTGGCACGCAGGAGAGATTGTGGATGGTCGAGTGTTGTTTAACACAATGAACCTGACAAACAAAGTTCGGAGGCTGTTCCGTGCTCGCTGACCAAGTCAAGGCGCGCTTCTCCACCCGAGAGCCCAACACCACGCACGAGTTCCTTCGAGTGCTGCAGTCCGCCGATCCGAGCTGCCGTCTCTCGGAGCTTCCGGGCGACGTTATCGAGGTGAAGTTCTCCGACCACAGCACGCTCATCATCCCGAGTGAACCGGGACAAGAGTGGATCGTCGAATGGGAGCCCAAAGCATGATCGACAACCACCTTTCCCGGCCGGGCTTGCAGCCCCATGAGGCGAAGGAAGCTTACTTCCGCAGCTTCAACCAATCCAGCGGCCCCGCGTTTCACGGAGACTATTTCCGTCGGCACGACAACATCATGGCCTGGATCATTATGGGCCTCTTAGCCTTCGGCCTCATTTCAATCACGGTGCTTTATGGTCGTTAAGACTTTCGCAAGAATCGCCAAAATCGAACGCAAGACCAACGCTGAAACGGAGCAATCCAATGGCCTATGACGCAACCGACTTCACCGTCGATCCCACCCAACTGACCACGCCGCGCGAACGGCTCGTCTACCTCCGCGACTTCCTGCTGAGGCTGCCGGCTGAGCGGTTCAACATGGACTTCATGGGGTGTCCGCTCGACGCAGACAGGGGGGAGTGTGGTTCGCCCGCCTGCATTGGCGGCTGGGCGCGCGCCATCTTTCGGTATCGGAGCCTCAACATCAACGACGCTGGTCGCGAGCTTCTGGGTCTGGGCGATAGCGTCCACCCGCTTTTCTGGCCCACCGAGCGGAAGATGGCAGACGGGACGCTGGCCTACAATGCGTCACCCGCCGACGCCGCCGCCGTCCTGACCCACCTCCTCAACACCGGAGAGGTGGACTGGTCTGTCGCGAGGGCCGCGCCATGACCGAAGAGGAAGCCAAGACGAAGGTTTGCTGCGGCCCACCCTTTGTTGCGACCGCGGCCATTGCAATGTCTTCGGGCGGCTCGATTGCCGACGAGCGGGTGTTCGGCAAGTGCATCGCCTCTGCCTGCATGGCGTGGCGCGAACCGCGTTGGGAGACTGACGACCAGGGCTTCCCACGCCGAGTGCCATCGGGAGCGGGCTACTGCGGCCTCGCTGGAGCGCCACAATGAACCCGACCCACGAGGCCGCAAGATGGGGCAACTCGATGCCCTCAACCCTCAACAGACGGAGCGACCCATAATGACTGACCTGATCGAACGGACCATCAACCGTCTGAATCCCTCCGGGGGTCAGATCGTCGTCAGCGAGCCAACCATGCGGTTGGCCCTAGAGGACACCCTCCGCCAAGCCTCAGATGCCCTCTTACGGATGAGAGAGGCGCTGGAGCCGTTTGCGAAGTTCGCGGAAGGCATGGGCCGCGTGCCTGACCATCACGCCATGACTGCTGGCTCGCCGTTGGCGCGCAAGCAGGTGACAGCTGGCGACTTCAAGCGCGCCCGTTCCGTTCTCTCTTCACTAGAGGGAGAGGGATTTAGTGTCGCGCCGTCTCGCGGTTCCGCCTCGGAGGCCCCGCACTCTGCTTCGCAATCGAAAGCCGACATCATCGAGGCACGCGCCCGCTTGATCTACGACGGCTGGTGCGACCAGCCGGGCTGGGTGCCCTGGGTTCCGGGCGGCAACAGCATCAAGCAAGACGACGCTCGCCGACTGGCGCGGCAGGAGCACGCCGAACTTCTGAAACCCTCAACAGACGGCGCGACGCCCACCAGCACAGAGCCCCCCATCGGGAACGCCGAAATCGAGGAAGCCTTCGATGACGCAGCGAAGGCTCGCGACGAAGCGGGCTTCCTCGGCACGCCGGCCGACTGCATCCGGTATCTCGATGCCGAAGTGCGGGCGCTAAGGGCGCAGGGCGACGCCACGCGGCCCGTCGAGGATGGAGACGAGGGATGAGCGTTCCCGTCTTCGTGTTCGGCTCCAATCTCGCAGGCCGGCATGGCGCGGGCGCGGCCCTGTTCGCCAAGCGCCACCGCGGCGCGATCTACGGCCAGGGCGTCGGTCGTCAGGGTAACAGCTACGCCATCCCGACCAAGGACGCGCGACTCAGGACGCTGCCGCTCTCCACCATCGCGTTCCCCTACGTCTGGGCGTTCTTGGAGTACGCCCGGATGCACCCTCGCACGACCTTTCAGCTCACGCCCATTGGCTGCGGCCTCGCCGGCTACAAACCGGAGCAGATCGCGCCGATGTTCAAGGACGCACCGCCCAACGTGATCCTGCCGGCGGAATTTACGGCCGCCCTCCGAGCTTGCGGAGCGACAGCGAAGCAGGCGCACGAACCGGGTTCTCCCTCAAGGGACGGCGCGACACAGAATCCCATCACCCCTATCAAGGAGGGCGGAGAGCCATGAGCCAGTCCGCAATAAACGCGCTCACCGGCCTGTTCGTCATCACCGGCGGCCTGGTGTGGCTGTTCGTCGCCGTCGTGGTCGTCGCCTCGGGGCTGTCCTGGCTCTTCGGAGCGATCTCCGAGGCGGCCTATGACGCCTATTTCGAGCGCAAGGCGAGGAAGCAGGCCACCCTCTCGGGAGAGGAGAGGGAAGGATGAGCCATGCGGGGTATACCTCCGAGCTGCGCGTCGTCGGCGTGGCGCACCTGTTCCGTCTGAAGGACAGCAAGGACCCGCGCGCCATCCCGGTGATGATCGCAGCACCGGCCCCAGCACGGCACCACAACCTGTTCGCCCTGTGCCGTGAGGCGCAGACGCCCGACGAGAGCGGGTTCTTGCTGAGCGACGGGACCTTCGCTGATCGGCGCCGAGCGGCCGAGGTCGCCATCGCAGCGGCGCAGATCACAGAGCTCGCGCATCCCCCGTTCCTCTATTCGGAGGACTTGTGGTGAGACACTTGACGACGCTTAACACAGAGGCGACCATGCCTCACCGATTGGCTTCAAAAACGTAAGAAAGGAACTCTAATGTACAGCATCCCAACCAACCAGGACGCTATCAACGAATTCCTGGATTCCTTCGCCGACATCCTTATTAAGCACAACGTGCCTCCAACCGTCGAAGGCGTGCCTTTCATAGGCGCAGCTCTCGCTATGTTCGTAGTCCAGACTTCTGAAGTTGTCTACCACGAAGATAACTGCGACAACGTGGCCGACGTGGCAAAGCAAATCCTTCCAGTTCTCCGCAAAAAGGTGACGCAATGATCTCTGCCTCCATCACACTCACAGGCCCTTACGTCATCCAACTCTCTCGCCTTGGCGAAGGTCCCATGGCTTTCACCAACCTCCGTTTCAAAGGCGACTCCATGATAAGCATCAACTTTCCAGATTACGCCGAAGCAAACCTCGATTTCGTCGAGCGTCTTGGCGAAGCGTGCCTGCAGCACGTGGCGCGGCATCGCGAGGTCGAGCCGCCGATGCTGGAACTAAAGGAGGAGCCCGATGCTTCGACCGAATGAACTCCTCATGCTCGTGCGCGCTGCACAATTCGAAGTGTCAATGCGACGGACACTCATGCACATGCATGACACCTCTGTTGCTACGCGCAAACAGCTTGCAGCGCGTATCGAAGAGCTTCAAACCTGGCTTCGAGCCAACAATTTCGACGACATGAACTGAAAGACCGCAAGATGAACCCCACGCAGGAACCTAATGGAATATCTGGACAATCGCCCGCGCATTCCAGCGAAGATCAAATCCATAACTCCAACCACCGGTCGAGCGAAGCAACCGATAGTCCGGATTAACTTCGAGCAATTCGATGCGCCAGCTTATCTCCGCGGCCGCCTCGTCAAGTTCGCAAGCGATCTTCACGTTGGCGACTGGTGGATTGTCTCAACCAGGCTTCGCGCCGAAGACCCTTCTTTCTGGAGTGAAGCTTATCTCGTCGAACCAACACAGGAACCTGAAACAGTGAACCCCACGCAGGAACAACTCGCAATCGGCGAAGCCGCCAAGGGCACCGCTAACCTCATGATTAAGGCTCTCGCCGGCACAGGCAAGACCACCACCATCAGCACCCAAGTCGTGCCCAACCTTCCACCGACCACCTCGTCCATCCTCGCTCTGGCCTTCAACAAGAAAATCCAGGAAGAACTCAAAGCCCGCCTCCCCGTGCGAATGCCCTGGGGCGCGGAGCTCAAGGTCCAAACCCTCAACGGCATGGGCCACGGCGCTTGGTGGAGCTTTACCAAACGTAGTGACCTTCAAGTCGACGGTCGAAAGTCCACCAATCTTCTCAAGCTCGTCTGTGCGGACATGAATGTCAGCCTCTCGAAGGAAGAGTTCGGAGCCGTCAACGACCTCGTCGCCGCAGCGAAAGCCCTGGGCTTCGTGCCCAATGGCATCAGCTTACGAACTTACCCCGTGTTCAAAGACAACGAGGAAGGCATCGAGGCTGTCTTCGATTGGGCCGAAGTCGATTGGCGCCACGATCTTGAAGTCCTCTTCCGCGCAGCACTCCAACGCAGCATCAACGAGTGTCTACGCAACGGACTCATGGACTTCAACGATCAAATCTACATGCCGATCATCTTCGGCGCGCCGTTCCGTAAGTTCCACACGGTCATTGTCGATGAGGCCCAAGACCTTAGTGACCTCAACCACCGCATGATACTCAAGGCCGTAGGTTCTCGCCTGATCGTGGTCGGCGACGAGAACCAAGCGATCTACGCCTTCCGCGGAGCACTGAGTGACTCGATGGACCGGCTACGAGCCTCGCGGGAGTTTGTGGAGCTTCCGCTGACGATGACCTTCCGCTGCGCCAAGGCTATCGTCGCTCGGGCTCAAGCCTACGTTCCCGAGTACATCGCTGCACCGGGGAATCCGGAGGGCATCGTCGAAGAATGGCCCATTGACCTGACCATAGACGACGAGAACAGGTCAGGGCAGAGTTGGTCGAAAGGTGACGTTCCCAATCACTCCGCCATCATCTGCCGCAACAACGCTCCGCTCATCTCCCTGGCCTTCAAGTTCCTCCGCCAGGGGCGCGGGGTCCGCATGCTCGGCAGCGACATCGGACGCTCACTGGAGCGCGCGCTCGAACAGGCCTGCAAGCGCATGGCTCCTGACACGGCTTCACCTCAGGTTGCCGTCGCAGTTGACGTCTACTTCAATAAAGAGCTCGCCAAGGCTAAGACCGACCGCAAAAAGGACAGCCTGCAAGACCGCTGGGAGTGCGTCCGCGCCATCGTGGACAACTCCGCTACGCTCCGTGAAGCCAAGGCCACATGTCACAAGCTCTTCGAGAACCCCGACGCCGTTGTCACGCTGTCCAGCGGCCATAAAGCTAAGGGCCTAGAATGGGACACTGTGATCCACCTGGACCCGTTCAGGATTCCGAGTCGCTTCGCCACCGGACCGGAGGCGCTGAAGCAGGAATATAACTTGCGGTACGTGATTGAAACTCGCGCGAAGACCAGACTGATTCTGGCGAACTTGGAGGACTTTCGATGAAGGATCGCGAGTTCCTCAAGTGGCTTCACGCAAGGCTTGAATATGTTCATAAGGAAAATCCCATCGTGGACTATATGTGGAAGCTACGGGCTGTAATTGCTGCCACGCCTGAAAGCCAAGAAACACCTAATATAGACCACTCAAAAGAAAGGCTTGGAATAGAATGAAATTCTTCGGCACCCACAACGGCCGCATGATCGTGCTCAACTCTGAAGACGAAGTCACCAGCTATCACGCCCGCGCCATCGGGCAAATGCTCGGCTTCGAAAAGGTTCGCCAAAAGCATGAGGAGGTCACCGACGATCCTAGTGCTGATTGGGAGCGGGAACAGGAGGACTACTGATGCCCGGCCCCGGCTACATCCGACCGAAACTCTACCACTGGCGTGTACTCTTCGCCCCTTGGCTCGACGTGATCCGTCGATTCCAGGGTCGAGACACTGTACGCGACTGGCTTGATTGGGCAACCTCTCACGCCGAGCCGCACGGCCTAGAAGGGGAAGTCGAATACACCTTCTGGCGCGTGTTTCTAGGTGGCTACCACCCCAGCATATGCGCTGATTGGGCACTGGAGGATTGGGATATCTGATGAACCTCTATCTAATCTCTCAATTCATCAACCGCAACTACTACACCTACGATTCCGCTGTTGTAGCTGCACCAGATGAAGAGGCTGCTCGAAACACGCATCCGGGTCCTTACGCTTATACTTGGGGAACCTGGACGCGCTGGAATGGTGACGAGATCGTCGGTTGGGGAATCCTACGCGAAGGACAACAGTTCACCGAAACCGATTATCCTTGCACATGGGTTTCCCCCGAGCACGTCACTGTCGAGCTCATCGGCACCACCGATCGGGAGGCTGGAGTAATCTGCGCCAGCTTTAACGCGGGATGATGCTCGACGACCTCGGCCAAACGCTAGCCGTTGCGCAAGCCGATCTCCTCTGGCTTCGCAACTACAACGAGACCGACGACGAGTACTTCGCTCGACAGGGTATGCGTGTCCGTCGAGGCTTCCTCGCTTGCGTGCAAGAGCTTCCAACGAAAGGTCGAAGGCGTTTCCTTCGCGTTGGCTACGGTTGGGACCCGCTACCATCCGAAGCTCTGCGAAAGGCCATTGCCGAGCTAAATTCAACCACCGTGAAAGTCTATCACACAACTTTGGAGGACCTAGGACTATGAGCTATCGTGCAATGATACACTACAAAAACGATGAGGAAGTCTACGGCGATGAGTTCGAAGATTTTTGGGAAGCTCTTGACGATCTGCGTGAGCTCTTAAATAAGGAAGTCACGAGCGAAGAAGGCTTTGATCCCGAAGACGTTGAGTATATCCAGGTGGAGCACGTAGCCTGATGCCCCATCCTCGTGAAGCCACCGCGTATCTCGACCTGATCGAGGGTATCCTCGAACCAGCGCTCGACACCCAGGGCAAACGCATCACGTGCCTCACTCCCGGCGATGCGTTCTCCCTAACCAAGCGTCTGCAAGCGGCGGTCAAAGCCATCCGCAAGCGGAACTCTGAAATCTACCCCGAGACCCATCCCATGTGGGGCAAGTCTGATTACGACAAGCTCGTAATCCGACAGCGCGACTGTGTGGTGGAAGTCCGGCCAGCAAGAGGAGACAATCTCGAAGAAAGACTCAACGTTGTGATAGAGGACATCATCGAATAGTGGAGTACTTTATCCTCTTCGCACTCATCCTTTTCATTCTAGCTGTGAGGAACAAATGAGCAAGAAATCTCCTCAACTCGATATTGACGCCCCGGCGTCGGATCGCGTCAATACCCGAGCCCGGAAGCGACAATCCGCCACGGCGGCCACACCCGGTATTGACGACACCCCGAATATGGATACAATGCCCAATGCCGCAACGGCCCCAACACAAACGGAGAATCCCATGCGCCAAGTGACCATCGGTGGAGTTGCCTTTTCCATCGAAGACAAGTACGCGGAAGGCCACGTACTGAACGCGAATGAGGCGGCCAGCCTCAACCAGACCCGAGCCGAGAACATCGGCAACAACTTCCGCTCGACCATCGCCGAGGCTCGCGAGAAGGCGTACCTTGAGTCCGTCGGCCGCGAAGAGCTGGAAGCGGACGAGAAGGTTCCCTCCGACTACCCGCTGTCCGACGAGGTCAAGGCTCAGCTGCAAGCCGCCCTGACCGAGGCCGCGCAGACTTACGAGTTCGGTCAGCGTGGAGGCGGTGGCCCGCGGATCACCGATCCTGTGCAACGCGAAGCTCAGCGCATCGCCCGCGACAAGATCGAGGCCGCGATCAAGGCGAAGCACGGCAAGCTTGACGCCGTGCCGGCCGAGGAGCGTCGGAACCTCATCGAGCAGCTGGCGAACCGCGAGGACGTCCAGCGTCTGGCGAAGGCCAACGTGGAGGCCGCGAGCGAGCTGGTTGCCGACATCGGCATCTAAGCGTTAGGGGGCCGAGTGACCCTGGTGCGCCCCTCTTGTGGGAGGGGTGAAGTTACCCGTAAGGATACTTGGCCCGGCCCCCCGACCCCCGGAGACTAGAAGCTTCGAGCTAGTCTCCGGGGGCAACGGCCCTAGGCGGAGCGGAGATACGCCCCTCCGTGCGCAAGCGGCAGCCACAAGCCCCCCAGCAACCCGGCTGCTTCCGCCTAGGCCCCTTGCCCCTGGAGTCTTCCATGTCAGAAGAGTTCGATATCGTCACGATCCGACTCCGTAAGGGAGACCGGGATCGTCTCCGCACTTACTTCCACCCCATGGACTACAACAAAGTAATCCGAGGCTGGGTGAGTAAGCTTGTCGACAACATCGAAGCTCGCGGCCGTGCTATTGCGCAGTTTGAAGGCGTGGACGTCGAGATCAACACAGAGGAGCTAGACGACGATGCCAGTTCGTGAAATGGTTTGGGACCCTCCGGGCGGGCGAAGCCAGGCCCTCACTGTGACCGTCGATGGGCCTGATGCACTATCGCGTCAGTTCGTGCGTGCGGTTCAGGCAGCCCTGACGGGCAACGACAACGGAGAGCGCGCCACGTTCCTAACGAACATCGGGGACAAGAGCATCCTGTTTCGGGTGAACGAAGATTCTTGATCCTTATATCCAACGAGCACTGGAGAACTCCATGCCTGAGTCCCCGCTCAATGAGCCAACAATCTCCGAGCTCTTCGCCCTGCCGCCGGCGGAACTTTCCGACGCCAACTTCATGCGGATCATCGAGCAGTACCGCTCGGAGCGCCATTCCTGGAACCAAAAGGAAAAGGAAAAGACCGCCAAGAAAGGTGCACCGAAGGTTGCAAAGGGTTCGGTCACTGGGCTGACGCTCGACGATTTGGGGCTGGACCTATGAGAACCGAGGCTCAAGAAAAAGCCCAGGCCCGCGCTTGGCGCATTCGCCAACTCCGAATGCTTTATTCTCAAGCCTGGTGTCTCGACCCCGCGCGTGCTTTTATGCTTCAGGATATGATCGAGAAGCAACTGACTGAGCTTGGAGCCAAGACTGAAGCACAGCGTCGGGAGGAATACTATGCAAGCCTCGACTAGCCCCATCTTCCATGGCCCCTATCAAATCATCTGGAACTCCACCTCCCTCAACGCACTCAAAGACTGTGCGTACAAGTACAAACTTCAAATCCTTGACGGCTGGTGGAGCAAGGACGCTAACATCCACATCACCTTCGGGCTGGCCTACCATAAGGCCATCGAGATTTACCACTTCGCCCGAGCCCGAGGCGCTTCTCACGACTTGGCGACCCTCGAAGCCGTCAAGCGTGCAATGCACGACACCTGGCCAGACATGCTTCTCGACTCGAAGAAGTCCCGCCAGAACCTAATTCGCACCATCGTCTGGTACTTGGAGCAATTCGGTGAGGACGATCCAATCGAAACCCTTATCCTCACTAACGGTGAGCCGGCGGTTGAAGTCACTTTCGCTGTTGACCTGGGCGTGGCCTCCCCCTCGGGTGATAACTACTCCCTTGCCGGCCACCTGGATCGTATTGGCCGCTTTGCCGGTGATCTCTACTATACAGATCTCAAGACTACTGGTGCTGCGTTGGGAGACTATTACTTCGAGAATTTCTCTCCCGACAACCAGATGTCGTGCTACAGCTTCGCCGGCAAAATCCACACGAACCTTCCACTGAAAGGCGGCATCATCGACGCCGCTCAAATCCTCGTGGGAGGCTCTCGTTTCCAACGGGGCTTCGTCAACCGAACCGAGGCTCAGCTTGAAGAGTGGCGAGACGACCTGCACTTCTGGCTCTCCCTTGCCGAGGTCTACGCGAAGCGTGAACACTATCCAATGAACGACCGATCCTGCCGCATGTGCGACTTCAAGCGCATCTGCGCCATGGACCCGAAGGTTCGAGAAAGCTTCCTGGCCTCGAACTTTTCCAAGAGAGTCATCAACCCACTGGAGGTGCGGACGTGAGATTTCGCCTCCGACCCCGCTCAGTCAAGGCTAAACGTTGGGACGTCAAACTCGTTGGCGTTTGGCCTCGCTGGTCGTCCCAAGACTACTACGCCGTTCCGCCCGTCGGCTTCATCCGAGTCGGCCCATCGTTCAAGCAGATCAACCCCGGCGATTGGCTGATTGAGGACGACGGAGCCTATTACCCGGTTCCGCCCAAGGAGTTCCGGGAGCGGTTCGTCCGCGAAGCTGGTGGCTACCATATGAAGACCTACTTTGTGGATGCCTTTGAGTTTCGGCCGCAACCTTCGGAGAAAGGCGAATACGAAATCGCGGCTCCCGAGTGGTTCCACGAGGCCATCTCCATTCCTGAACGCTGGAACGTTCTCGCCGGCCGCTTCTATCTAAAGATTGCCGAGCTCGTCACCGTCGAGCTTGAGCCTGGCGATTTCGTTATGAGGCTTGCTTCTGGCGCAATCCTCCCGCTCAAGCCCGAACCCTTTCACCGGGTATTACGAGGAGGTCTAATGCCATCACTAGCTGACCACCACAGTTCCGAATACACGAAACTTCTCCTCATAGGAGACTCCGGTGGAGGGAAAACCGGCGCACTCGCAAGCCTCGCCAAGGCCGGATACCAGCTACGGGTTCTGGACTGTGACAACGGCCTTGATATTCTTGCCAATCTTCTTAGTTCTGATCGTGCTGCTCTATCTCGTGTTCAGTACGTGACTGTGACCGAACCTATCAAGGCCATAGCGGGCACGGCCAGGATCGAACGAGCAGAAGGCTGGACAAAGTGCATGAATGCTTTGTCGAAATGGCCTGATGACGGCTCCACTCCATCCGAGTGGGGGCCAGACACAGTCCTCGCCATCGACAGTCTGACTTTCTTGTCGAAGTACGCCATGAACCATGTGCTGATGGCCAATCAGCGCTTGAACGCCCAACCGTGGGAGGGCGATTGGAACCAAGCACAAAACCTCATCCGCAAGGTACTGGAAATGCTTTACTCCGATTCGTTCAAGTGCAATGTGGTTATGAACTGCCACATCACACACATTGGCCGCAAGGTTGAATCCTTGAACGATAAAGGCGAGGTCGTTTCCAAAGAAGAGGACATCAAGGGATATCCTATGTCCCTTGGCAAGGCTCTTTCCCCTACGATTGGCACCTATTTCAACCACGCTCTTATGGCGCGAAGCCGAGGTTCAGGCGCCGGAGCCAAGCGTATCCTTCACACCAATACTCAAGGTATTGTGGAACTGAAGACCGCCGCGCCAGGGAAGGTGAAATCCGAATACCCTATCGAAACCGGACTCGCAGACTACTTCCGCGACGTCCGGGGCAGCACACCGAAGGCTGCCGCCGCGTAATTCAACGGCACCGCCGTGAATAAGACTGTCGCTTGGGCAACGCCAGTCTTCCCATTCTGCCCCCATTAGAGAGACGGAAACTCCTCATGGACTTTAACAACCTGCTCGACCAAAAGGTCGGTGAAGTCGAAGCTCCGAAGACGTTCCCGCAGGGAACTGTCACCCTCGAGGTCAAGTCTCGGAAGTTCGACAAGTCGAAGAACAAGCAGACTCCTTACGTGGAGTTTGAGTTCGAGACCGTCGGCGTGGACGACGACATCGACCAAGAGCAACTGCCCGATAACTGGCAGGGCAAGAAGTGGGACGACCAGTTCTATCTCACGCCCGATGCACTGAAGCGGCTTGAGGAGTTCCTCAAGATGGCTGGCGTGGAAGAAGGTCTGTCGCTCCGCGACGGCATCGAAGCCGTGGCCTCGGGCGGCCATTTCGTCAAGGCCCAGGTGGTCCACGAAATGTTCACTCGCAAGTCTGGTGAGCCTGGTGTCAAGGCCAAGCTCGGCATGTACGCCAGCGCTTCTTAACTACGGAAGGTGGGGGGCTTCGGCCCCCCTCCAACCATGCATAACACTACCATACTTCTTAACTACATTCGACGATACGGAGCTTTCTCAGAGCTCGATGTAGTTAAGACGTTTGGCATGCCAAGGGGTACACTCTGGTGGCTGTATAAGTCAGGTCAGCTGACACGATTCAAGTTCGACGGCCGCTATCTCTACTGTTTGCATCATCAACTCCCAGGGGCTCCAATGAAAACAACTGAAGTAGACATTTCCCTCATTGTCGTGCCGGAGGATCGCCAGCGTGAAGACCTCGGAGACATTGAGGAGCTTCGCCAGTCGATTGCTAACGCAGCCAAGGCCCGAGGCGTTAGGTTCCAAGACGGCCTGATTAACCCGATTTTGCTTTCCGGGCTGACGCTAGTTGCAGGTCAACGACGACTCGAGGCCCACAAGCTTGAAGGCGTCACCACGATCCACACTATTGATTGGGCCGACCTTCCTGAAGAGGATCGAGAACTCCTCGAATACGAAGAGAACGCAAAGCGTCAAAACTTGCATTGGGCGGAGCGCGCCAAGGCTGTACAGCGCATCCACAAAGCCATGCAGAAAAAGAATCCCAAGTGGTCGGCCGTTGATACGACTCGATATCTTGGATATAAAGTACAGAAAGGCGGCAAAGGTGCCGGCAAAGAGGTTCCGGCCATTGCAATTCAACAGGCTTTAGCTCTGGATGGACTCATCAATGATAAGCTCGCCAAGGCTCCGACCCTTGAGTCGGCCTACAACACAGTTGCACGAGTCCAGCGCAGAGCGTTCGCGGATATTACAAACGAGATTCTGGCAGGACCAAGCGTTGCTCCTGTGTCAGACCCTGTGCCAAAAAGTGGGAGTTCGACTGGAGTCCGGGATGCTGTTCTTGCCTCGGGGCATGTGTCAACAGTGTCCGCTCCGAGTACCGATAAGCCCACCGTGTCTGTCGAGGCTGTCGTTCAAGGAGACTTTCTTGAATGGAGTGCCAGTTATTCTGGCCCAAAGTTCAACTTCATCCATTGCGATTTCCCCTACGGGATAAACATCGACTCCTCCGATCAAATGCGCCACGACAACGAGAAGCTCTACGGAGATTCCGAGGACATCTACTGGGCGCTCTGCGAAGCCTTCATGAAGAACCTGGATCGCTTTGCGTACCCCTCGTGCCATGTGATGTTCTGGTTCTCGATGGAGAAGTACATTGAGACGATTCAGTTCTTTGAGAAACACTCAGAGAGTACCGGCCTCGTGTGGCAACGTAAGCCACTTGTTTGGCACAAGTCTTGCGGCAGCGGCATGGTCCCCGACCACCGACGGCGCCCTCGCAACACCTATGAAGTTGCCCTCATCGGTGCCCGGCAGGATCGCTTTATTCACAAGCCCGTCGCGTCGTCATACTCCTGTCCAGTAGCCTCAAAGCGGCTTCACCCGAGCGAAAAGCCGGTGCCGATGCTTTCCCACTTCTTCGAGATGTTCGTGGACAGTGAAACCTCGATGCTTGACCCAACAGCTGGAGGCGGGGCTGCGCTTCGCGCTGCCGACGCTATGGGAGCGAAGCGACTGATCGGTGTGGAGCTCGATCCACAATTCGTCGCCGTGGCAAACGCGGAGCTTCGCAAAGCCCGTGCGCTGCGCAAAATCAGCGAGAAGCTGACATGATCGGAACTCGCGTTTGTCCTCACTCTGACAAGATATGCGACTACGGTATAGACTGTCCCTATACTTGCGCCACAGGCAGGTATGACGGTAATAAACGAGTTGCACATCGCATGTGCCCTGATCTTGTCAAATGCCCCTCTAGTCCTCAATGCGAAGAAGGCTTTCTATGCCACCGTGTTGCCCTATCGGAAAACCTGATGCAAAGATCATACTCATTGGAGAAGCTCCAGGTGAAGAAGAAGAACGACTCGGGCTTCCGTTTCAGGGCGCCTCCGGCCAAGAGCTCGCCCGTTGTCTCAATGAAGCTGGATTCTCCGTCAGCTTCTCGGATCGAAGAGACTCTCAAGAACGACGCACCCCTGCATGGGATACCTCTCCCTTCCACGTGCTTAACGTATTTCCTGAAAGACCTCCAGATAACGCTCTGGAGCAATGGCAAGTGGGTCGAAAGGAAATACCAAGCACATATGATCTTCCACCAATGGCTAAAGGTCGATTCCTGCGGCCCGACAAGTGTCATCATGTCCACGCCCTACACGATTACCTTTCCACTCTTAAGCCCAACCTCATTGTCGCGGTTGGTGGAGTTGCTCTCTGGGCTATTACTGGAACGTACGGTATTAAGTCGTATCGCGGGAGCATTGTACCGTCGAGGTTTGGAAAAGTCTTACCAACCCTTCACCCCGCCGCAATTTTGCGATCTTGGTCGGATCGACCAGTCCTTGTGGCTGACCTTGCGAAAGCACGATTTCACGGTGAGTTTAGCGGCTACAATCGGCCTTCCCGCCGTATTCTCATTCGCCCGACCATTGAAGAGCTTCTCGCCTTCGAGCGTGATTACCTCGCAACCGCCTCGTTAATCTCCACCGACGTCGAGACTTCTCATGGACAGATCACCTGTGTCGGGTTCGCTCCTAACCACAATCTGGCTTGTGTTATTCCTTTTTGGGATAGCAGTCGGCCTGACGGTTGCTATTGGGAAAATGCAAAACTCGAATTCCAAGCTAAATCAGTGGTTAAACGAGTGCTTGACTCCCCCGTGCCGAAGCTCTTCCAAAACGGAATGTACGACATTCAATACTTCCTCCGAGAAGGGATGCAGGTACGTAATGCTATCGAGGACACTCTCATAAAGCAGCACGCACTGTTTCCAGAGCTATCAAAATCGCTCGGCTTCCTCGGCTCGATCCACACAGACGAGCCGGCTTGGAAGCTCATGCGCCGGAACAAAGCCGACACGGTGAAGCGAGATGAGTAGGACCTGCCAACAAGAAGGCTGTGGCCGGCGTTACTACGCTCGGGGCCGCTGCGAACATCACTACAAAATGTTTCGTCAGTCTCCAGAGTTCGAGCGCCAGGGCGTTCAAAGCTCCCTCGAGCTTACGACCTTCGGCGAGAACGTCAGGCTGATCCTGGAAAAGCGTGGCTGCACTATGACAGCGCTAGCCCGCCGAGCTGGAATCGACCGTGCGGTGCTCTTCCGTGCGATCTACAAGACCTCGATGTCCCCGAAGCTGAACTCTCTCCAGTTTATAGCGGACGCTCTTGAGATTCCTCTGTGGCAACTTTTGAAGCCGGAGGCCTTCAGTGCCCTGGATTGACACCGGACAACTTACCCAAGACGACTACATCGAGGACGGGAAAAACGAACCTACTCCGCTCGACGTCATGACGCAGTACTGGCTGTACAATGGCCTCGACTGCGCAGTGACCTGGGAAGTCAACACCGCCCTCGACCGCATTCTCGACAAGTACCCCGAGTGTCAGCTCATCTACAAGTTCGAGCGCGCTATGCAAGCGCCAGCTCTCGATATGATGCGTCGGGGCTTCAAGGTCGATCAGCACTGGCGCGCAGAAATGATCGACGAGGTCGGGGCGGAGTTAAAGAAGTACGAAGGTCGGCTCAACGCCTTAGCGGAAGTAATCTGGGGTCGCGAGCTCAACGGGCGAAGCCCGCCGCAACTGAAAGCCTTCTTTAAGGACTGGCTCCGCATCCCCATCCCCATCACCCGGAAGAAGGGCGAGGAAAAAGAATCCCTCGACCGCAAAGTCCTGGAGAAACTCTATGAGCAGTACTTCTATGCCAAGCCAATCATTTCGCACATCCTGGCAATTCGAGATAAAACAAAAACCCTGGGGACACTTCGAACCGGCATTGACAGTGATGGTCGATTTAGAACTTCGTTCAACGTCGCAGCAACTGAAACTGGACGATGGAGTTCAAGCGAGAATGCGTTCGGTACTGGAGGAAACCTTCAGAACATTACTGAACGAATCCGACGCATGTTCATTGCAGATGACGGTTATAAGCTCGCGTACATTGACTTGGAGCAAGCCGAAGCCCGAGTAGTCGCTCTCCTAGTCTACGAGTGTCTCCTCCGCATGGAAGCCTGGTGCGCCGCATTTGGCTTTGAAGTTCCCGCAATCTGTTCAGCAAAGGAACTCTATCTCGACGCCTGTGAGTCGGGGGACTTGCACACAACGGTAAGCATGCTCACGTGGCCCGAGTTGGGTTGGTCCACAGATGAAAAACCTCTTGCTAATGACGGGAATCACCTCGCATACAACAGGCGAGTCGCTGACGATTCCAGCCGCCCATTCTACCGAGACTTTACTTATCGCGATATTGCTAAGCGCCTGGGTCACGGTAGTAATTACCGTGGCTCTCCTTTTGGTATCGCTCAGGTCGTCGGGAAGATCGAGGCGAAGATCGTTGAAGCGTTCCAGAAGAAATACTTCGCCGCCTTCCCAATCGAGTCCTGGCACAAAGACGTAGTCGAAAAGGTACAGCTTTATGGAGTCATTACAACTCCCCTTGGTCGGCGGAGGCAATTCTTCGGACGACGATACGAGGATGCTACTCACAGAGAGGCGATTGCTTACCAACCTCAGTCGATGGTTGGCGACCTCCTCAACCTTGGCCTATGGCGAATTTGGAACCACTACAAGGGTTCGAGAGAGGCGCAGCTTCTCGCCCAAATCCACGACGCCGTAGTTATCCAATACATAGATAACCCTGCAATCGAGAAAAGGGTCATTGAGACATGCAGTCGTCTGATCCAGACGCCAGTCCAACTTGGCCAGCGTACACTAACAATCCCTAACGATGTGAAGGTCGGGTGGAACTTCGCCAAAGCCGACCCCAAGCTGTTCGCCGACGGCAACCCCGACGGCCTCAAGAGTTACAAGGGACAAGATGACAGACGCCGGTCAAAGGCGCTTGGATTACTGGATCGACCGATTCGTTGAGCATACGGAAGGCTTCCCGACACCACTAATCTACCGACGTTGGGGGGCCATCCACACGCTAGCAGGATTGCTAGAGCGTAGAGTTTGGACAGTAACCGCGGGGCGCGAGCTCTATCCAAACCTCTTCGTTCTATTGGTCGGCCCGCCGGGCGTTGGAAAAAGTGATATTCTTCGAGAGGCTTCCAAAATGTGGAAGTCTATGCGAGACCTTGCGGGAGGACGGAAACTACATGTTGCACCTGACAACGTTACGAAGGCCAAACTCATCAAGACGCTCGAAGCTGCTAGCACGCGGCTGGTGCTTTCGGACACCCAACTATTGGAATACCATAGTCTCCAGGTCGTATCCTCTGAGTTTTCTGTTTTTCTCCCCGAGTACGACAAGACGTTTATGTCGGTGCTCACGCAGCTGTTCGATTGCCTTGACGACTACTCCGAAGGGCGAATCTCTACCGGAGACACAGCCATTCCCAATCCGCAACTCCACATGATTGGCGGCACCACTCCGGGTTACATGGCTACGACCTTCCCAGAGGCAGCTTGGACCATGGGGTTTTCCTCCCGTCTCATCATGGTCTATCACGGTGAGGCGGTCGAGGTCGATCTGTTTGGAGAGCAGAAGCGAAGCAACTCTCTTTGGGACGACCTTGTTCACGATGCTAAGCTCTTCATGAACCTCTACGGGAAGCTGGAATGGACGCCCGAGGCTATCGAGCTCATTACCTCATGGAACAAAACCGGCCGCCTCCCGGTTCCGTCGCACCCCAAGCTCACGACCTACAACACTCGCAGGATCATTCAGGTTATCAAACTCTGCATCATTGCGAGCGTTTCCCGGAGTAATGAACTCATCATCCGCGAGGACGACGTCGCGACCGCGATCGCCTGGCTGCTCGAAGCCGAGCAATTCATGCCAGAGATTTTCAAGGAGATGGGAGGCGCTCAAGGCGGAACTGGTGGGCTGCTCTTGGATCTCCACCATTGGGCCATGAGCGAATACACGAAACGAGGTAAGCCGTTGCGCGAAGGCCTCGTGATCGGCTTCCTCGCACAGCGAGTCCAATACACGAATCAGATCGTACCGCTGCTGCAACTGGCGATACGAAATGGTATGTTTGAGGTGAATGACAACTTGTGGACCCCGAAAGGAGGACAGTAGATGGAGTTCAATGATCCAAAGAACGTCCTCACAGAAACTAAACTGAATGAAATGATGGGACTGGTGTTCGGTCCCGTTATCAGGGAAAGTGCTTATATTCCTCACGATGAAGCTTACAAGGTTAAACACCTTGGACGTGAGTACATTTATTGTGGTCCTCGTTTCAAACGAGCCCTGGATTGGGAAATCACCGAGTCTAAAAAGTGGTCCGGCCGCAACTGGCGCAGGATCAAACGTGAGCGCAGAAAGTGGATGAAAGGAGCCAAACGTGGCAATCAAGGCAATCTTTCCCGGAGCACGAATCAAATTTGACTACGAGAATCACAGAGGCGAGCGGGCTAGTCGTCAGTGCGTTTTCATCGGGCTCGATTATGGCTCTAACAGTTATTATCCCACCGATCGTTGGCTGCTTCGCGGATGGGATATAAGCCGTAATGACTATCGATCCTTCGATCTGAATAAGATCGAGAATTTGGAAATGGCTTGGTCGAATCAAGGAGGCTGAAATGGCAAGAAAACTACTCTGTGATCGCTGCGGCGACGACGCCCCAGACACTGATGAAACAAGGCAACAATGGGTTGGACTTCTGTTGCACAAAGTCGAGGTCGTTGCGGTCCCGATCAAGGACTACGACCTCTGCAAGAAGTGCTCCAACGAGGTGCGACGTTGGTTGCAAACTATTCCAACAGGACCAAAAGGAGGGCAATGATGGACTTCGCTCTAGCGATCAACACACTCGCCAAGAATATCTTTGATGCCAACCGAGAGGTTGGTTGGTGGGACGGGAGTCAGCGAGTTGGAGGAGATAGTGTTGTACTCGATCGTTATCTCATCCCCACCAAGATCGCCTTGATGCATTCGGAGCTCTCTGAAGCACTCGAAGGCTTCCGCAAAGGGCTTCAAGACGACCACCTTCCGCATAGACTAATGGTCGAGGTCGAGTTCGCCGACGCCATCATCCGTATTCTGGACACCGCAGGATACCTTGGTCTCGACGTCGGTGGAGCCATAATCGAAAAACTCGCCTACAACGCACAACGAGCAGATCACAAGCGTGAAGCTCGTCAACAACAAGGAGGTAAATCCGTATGATGCAAGACCAACTAACCCGAGCGGAACGTATTCGGCTCGAAGCTCTGTCTCAGGCCATATCCATTGGCGGCCTACCAATGGACCAGGTTGAGGCCCAACGAAACAAGGAAATGCACGAGCGTGGGGAGAATCCAATTCTCACCCTCGAGGTCTTGCTCGTCCGTGCTGAGCGAATTGCAAAGTGGTTAACTGAAGCCAACGATTTCAAGCACGCAAATTGAAAGAGGCCGAACTTTCATCCGGCCTCAATCAATACGACTTCTGCGGGGCTCGCGTATTTATTCGAGTGCTTCTATGCGAGCCCCCAACTCGTCCAGCCGTGTCAGAATTTGCTGCAAAGCTGGATCATTAGCCCCCGGCATTGGACAGTTTCGCTCAAGGAACACCGAGCCCTGACTCCCGAGCGCAGACAGGGTGATATTCACCCTATCCACGTGGCCGCAGTTTGGGTCCGTAGCGATCTGCTTGGCGGCTTCTGCCCACGAGCCTCCGTTGGTAAGGCAGCCGCCAAGCAGAAGCGCTGGAACTAGCAGCAATACTCTCACTTGACGACACCTTTCTTTTGCAGCACGCTCCAGACGATCGGCACGATCACCATAACCGCACCGACAAGTTCGTTCGCCGTGCCCTCATCAATCAGCCCTCGCGCGACAAGCACGCCACCCGCAGCACTCGCAACGTGACGAAGAACTCCCAAAGATGCACTAAGCATTAGTTTCTCCTTATTTTGTGGCCTGGAAATGCATGGCGTCAGGCGTCGGCCACAAACCGCCCCAGCGCCAACCTTCGAGCTCAAAAGCCTTCACCACCTCTTCTGGCATCATTCCGGCTCCCGGAACCCATCGTCGCCGCCAGGAGTTTTTGATCGGACTAAGATCAATTGCAGCGCCGAACGAATGCGTTGAAAGTGATACACCGCCACGCTTTGCTCGAAAATTGTATCCACCTCCGTAGAGGTGCAGTCCAAATCGCTCTCGCTCGAAGGGATCGAAGGTCTCGGCGATTTGGGTAAGGGCCCGTTCAAGCGAGTCCTTACAAAGTCGATGAATCCTAATCCCTTTGACAGGCACTGACGTGTCCCACGCCAACACCATATTATAGGGCGGAACCAGCTTAACAATGTTGGCGTCCTCCCATTTCCTGTTCGGAACCCCGTCTCGATCCGGATCAGGGTCCCCGTAGAAGACCCTCATCTCGCTTTCTTTGGGCCACATTATCTGTCCTCCAGTAGCTTCATGCGACCGTCACCGAGACCGGCGAGGCGACATAGGGCTCGAACGTCGCCTTCGTAAAGGTGACAGCGCCCACGTTGAATGTGGCTACCTGTGCTATAAGATTTCCTGGTACCACGTTGAAACTGTGTTTCAAAGTAGAGTCATAGTGGATCAGCGCCTGCGATCCGGTGAGGCTAAGCCGGATTTCGAAGGGGAAGGCGGGGAAGTCAGCGTTCGCGCCTTCCGTGTCAGAGTTCGACACATAGCCGCGAATTTCATTTCCTGACGCTGAGCCTATTACCGCAGGGCCATCTCGACCACTACCCGATAACAGGTCGTCCAGCAACGCCACGCCCGCGTTCGTTTCGCACCCGGTAACCTCCACCCGCATCACGCCGGTCGCCACGCCGAGCGACTTGGAGAGCCCGTCCCACGAGCTGGCGGTGTCGTCATCGACCGTGATCCGGCCGTTATCGAAGGTCACGACGGGGGTGCTAATGGCCGTCCAGATGTTGGTGTCCCATGCACCAGTTGTGGAGAAGCGGTTGGCCGTGCTGTCGTGGCCGTAGCCTTGCGCCCGCGTGGTCCCGCCCGCCTCCACTACGTTCTCCACGAACGCGTGTGAGCCGTTCGCGACACCAACGTCCATGCCGGTGATCGACTGATGGGTGATCGAGTCGGCAGTGGCGCTCTTGGCCTCGCCGGAGTGGCCAGACCACACCCGCTTAATGATCGTCGAGTAGGGCGCGAGGATTGTCCGCACGTCCGCGGCGTTCAGCGGCTGGTAGCTGGCCGGATCGCCGGTCATGGCGACCAGCGGCTTCTCGTTGAAGACGTGGACCTTCTGCCCGGCAGTGTTCGCTGCACTCAGTTCATTACTTAGGAAGGTGCGGACCTTCGGCGGGACATAGGCGACTTCGTGGTTGCTCGATCCGGGCTGGAAGTCGTCGTTGTCGTTGTCGCTGTTGAACCAGGGATCGAGGAAGATCAGCCGGGTGTCGCCTATCACCACGGAAAAGTAGGTGTCGCTCATCCCCGTAAAGGCCAACCATTCGGCCTTTGTGAGATAGTCGATGTCGTGGTTGCCGAGCCCGAAATAAACCGGGATGTCGCCCAGCCGGGCGAGCTCGGCGTTGATCGCCGCCCACGCGGCTTCGTCCGCCGCCTTCGACCCGCCACCGGCCCCGTCGAACCCGGCCGTCGTGTCGCCTAGGATGATGACAGCATCCGGCGCGGTCTGTTGGGCGTGATCGATCGCCGCCGCGAGGCCGGACGTGCCGCCCTCGAAGCTGGTCATGATGAGGAACCGCTCACCACCAGCACGCGGCAGACGTCCGTCGTCAAACAGGTTCGGATACACCGCCGCGCCGTCGCTCAGGATCGAGGTCGCCACGCCGTACTCCGCGTAGAGGCTTCCAGAGCCCGCAGTCGGGATGCGGACTTTCCAGGTGGAAGTAACGCCGGAGGTGTAGGACAGGCGGTACTGATCGAGCTGGGTGCCGTTGGCCAGCTTCAGGCGCACGTCGCGGAAGTCGCTCGCCATGCCCGAGGTGTACGGGACGGTGACCGTCACGACCTCGTCGTTGGCTGTAGTCGTGTAACTGGCTTCAGGGAAACCGTCCGACAAAACTCGCCTCGACGTTATACCAAGAGTTAATCTAAGTCTCACGTTAGGCGTCCTTCACAGAGCATTCTTCGTTGGCGATTGTGACAGCGAATTCCCTCGTCTCGCCATCTAGCATAAGATAGCCCAGCTGATCGACACCAGCGGTAGGATTGTCGCCAAAAGCCACGTAAACGTTTCCGCCTGTGCAAGTCAGCACCCAGATATCTCCGATCTGGCCTGCAATTCCTGCCACGTCAGTGTCGGTTCCCGAGGTTGTAACCGTTTCCGCATCCTTCGGAATGGACTTCGGAACCGGCTGCGTGCTGGGTTCAGTCAGTGCAATATGAACAGTCGTCATCAGCGTTCTCCAATTGATGCATACGCCTGTCGTTGAGCCGCGGAGAAGTTTCTCTCAAGCATGCCCTTAGAGTCCTTGTCGATCCGGGCGTTAGCGGAACGCAGGACTTTATCTATATCGAGGCCGTCAACCAAAGCGCGACCCAGGATGTTCTCGACTTCTTGAGCCTCGCCTTCTTTCAGAGCTTGTGCAAGCGCGGTGCCGTAGCGTGCGACTCGACGTTGCTGCTCTGAACGATCTTTGATTAGAGCTTCAAACTCTACAAAGCCCCGCTCAATTTCCGTCGGCTGGAAACCCGCAACAAACAGCGCTTTGTTCCACGGATTGACTTCTTCGTCAATGATCGGATAGCCTGTGGTCAGGGATTCCAAGCCCGGATTATCGTAGACCTGAAGTCCTCGGTAGAGTATCTTGGGGGCAAAGGCCCTGGCAAGCGCTCCGCGAGCAAGCTCACTGGAGCCTGGATGTTCTCCCGTGGCCTGCCAATGGTCAAAACCAGTCCCAACCGAGCGTCCCAAGGCTTTCGCACGCTCCCAAATAGCAAAGCTGAAGAGCATATTGGCGTCGCGAATTGGGTTAGAGGTGGCCGACGAGAAGCTGACACCGAGAGTGGCTGGGAGTCCCATGTAGAGGGCGTCGCCTCCACGCTGACCGACGCCTGCATAGAGGGCTTCGAGCAAGTTCTTTTCATGGACTGCTTCCGCGTAGCCGTTGGCAATTGTGGGGAGAAGCGGAACTGCGGCAATACCACCAATGACTCCGGTGGTCGCCATTTGCCAGGCGAGTGGGGCCATGTTGCCTCGCGTGGCTTCGCCAGCATAAAGCATCATGTTGCTGATATAATGCGTGACCCAGTTCTTCATCGAGCCGAACAGCCGTCCGACGGGAGACGTCAGCACCATCGAGCGATCAGCCATAGCGTAGTTATACATGGTCCGCTCGGTGAAACGCTTCGCGAAGAGGTACAACGCGTCGTCAGTTAGTCCCAACAGGTCTCGTCCTGTCGCGTAAGCGGTGCTGAAAGCCACGCTTCGAGCAAGTCGTTCAGAAGCGCTGGGCATCCAGGCAGAGAGGCTGGCAATGAACTCAGGGAGGCCTTTTCCTTTGTCTCGCAGGGCGTCTCGCATTCGCATAATTTGGGCGGAACGCTGCCCTGCGAACTCTTCCAGAAATTTGGGATCAATGACTCCTTCACTAGTCGCCTTTCCGTAAAACTTCAGAAATTGCGGGTCCTTGCCAAATAACGTGGCCGTGCCTTTGGCCATGAGTTTCAGCGGATCAAGCGCCGACATAATGCCGACGGCCTTCTGTCCGCGGAAGAGCTGATACGAGTAATAAGCTGCCTTGCTTTCCGGCGCCCCGTGCATGACAAAGGCCAGTTCCGGCAACACCGTCTGAAACACGCCAAGCAGGTTTGTAACCGGGTGAGCAAAGTTCGCGAAGCCGAGCTGCAAATGCCAGAATGCAGCATTCGTGGCGTCGACAATTTTCCCCGCAGCACCTTGACCAAGAATCGGCGACAGCACTGGATCGACCGCCCGGTTAATCAACTGTGTGATAGGACCGGATTCCCCACGAAGCTGATTCAGCCGCTCGGTAAGCGCCTTGAACGTACGAGAGTCCGTTTCCCCGAGCTGCTTCATCGAACCCTGGAATAGGGCGTCGAATGCGTCTTGAGCCTCTTCGCGGTAAACCGCCTGAATATTCCGGTGGAGCTCTTCGATCAGTTCTTGCCGCGTGCCGAACTGACCGAAGTCCCACTTAAATCCTCGAACACCTTGGGGCTTTTTTACAAAAGTCTTCAACTCCGGCGGAATGTTACGGTGGTCACCATCCCAGATTTTGCCTCTTCGTAGGCCAGTAACGTTTTCACGAGCGAGAGCTTCCTCAATCTGCGCCGCTCGTAATTCCACTGCTCGTACGTTATTGCCGTCAGCAACAGCGATAAGATTCCCGCCTTCGTCGGTAAGCCCCATTTTAAGAGAGCCCTCCCACTTCCGAGGGAACAGGCTCCGCACGCCCTTGGGAAGACTTTTGCCCAAAGCCTTTTTAGTAGCGGCAAGCGACCCAACAACTTCGGCCTCCGTAGCCATGACGACTTTGTACGTGTTGTAGACTCGATCGGAAATCTCGCCTTTCGCGTAGAAGTCGTCTAGAATTAGCGAGTCGGGCCGATACGCCACGAGCTTGTAGAACTGCGGAACTTCAGCTTCGTCGAGCTCATTGATCAGGCCACGAAGTCCCGCCCGCTCGGTCGGACGCGAGCCCTCCCAAATTGTCGTGACGACGTCCTTGACGTCTTTAAGCTCTCGCTTTCCGAGCATCACGTCGGAGGTCTTTAGATCGGCAGCGTTGTAGAGGTCCTTTGCTCCCGACCACACCCAATTAGCCATTGGGCTTCGGGCGAATTGATTCAGCGTAGGCGTAAGATAGTGCTCAACGACATCCCGTAGGCCTTCAGAAACCGGACCCCGCAACGGCTCGAGAGCCTTTGCAAGTTTGCCTGTTCGTTGCATTTCAGTGTATTCAACGAACGGTAGGTTCTTATTCCGGTTGTGGCCGATTTTGAGGATTTGGCCTCCGGCGTCATAGTTAACAGTATCCGCTGGAAGCCACGAGGAATATCGCTCGTCAAGCCGCTTCCACATGCGAAGCTCTTTCGAGAACGCCGAGGGATCATCGGTTTTGAAAGCCAGCCACCGGGTCGCTCGTGGCGGCGGAGGACGAAGCCCTTTGTTCAATGCAGAATACAACATCGTCGAGCCGATGCTCCGCGGATCGGAGCCGGTCTCTCGAATGAAGCTCTTAAACACATTGGCGGTCGACTCCCCCGCAGCTCGCTGCTCAAGCCACGGCCTCATCCATTCTTGATACCCGGCCTTTTTGGCTTCCGCCGGAGCCTCAGGCAGTCGCCGCAGAACCACGTAGTTCCCATCGACCTCACGCCCAATGCTCCAGTCTCCAACTCGTGTAAGCTTGCTTGAAATCCGATCCAGTCGATCAACGGCCTTATCCGTCCGAGCTTCTACGATCCGGAAAAACTGACCCATCAGGGGAAAGTCTTCTGCGAGCTCCGCCTCCGTCGCCGCAGCTTGCCAGGACGCCTGGTCTTTAAACCCAGTCTTTCCAGAGTGCGTAAACTGCCTAATGATGGTCTCTTTATTCCGGCTTAGTGCAGTACGAACGTCGTCTGGACGAAAGAAGTTTCGCTCCAACTCTCGGGCCAGGTCACCTCCCCCTTCTCCCTCGATTGCCGCGACATGGCGCTGGCGAGGGCCAGGTAACTCAGTGCGAGAATCGACAAGCCAATTGGCAAAGCGGCTCTGAGCAGCGAGCGCATCAGTCACTTCTCCCTGTTCTAGCGCAGTACGAAGCTGGCGAAGGCGGATTTGGAGCGGAGCACCACCATCGACAGTCGGCGCAATGTCAGCAAGGCTTCGTTGCGGGAGTGTTTTCCCAGCAGATTCCACTGCCCCGATGAGCCCTCCGACGCCGGCCCCGAAACCAAGGTTAAGCCCTGATTGCAGCAGCTGCTCGCCGAAGGGCTCTCCCCCAACGGACGACGCGATTCCAACTCGCGCCGCTTCAAAAGGCGCAAAGCGCACAACTTCCTGCGCTGCTCGCGTAGCGATAGGCGCACGAGCGAGTCGGCCTCCGGCTGCCAAAGCCTGCACGGAATTCTCGATGAGCGGAATCGCTTTGGCGCCCTTAGCCCAACCGATGTAGGGCACAGACGTACCAAGCAACTGTGTAGTAAAGCCGCTGATCGGATGGCCGCGTCGCCAGGCTTCCACTTCGGCCGCGGGGTCCATGCCGAAGAGTTCTGGAATCGACGAGATAGTCGACTGAACAAAGCCGGTAAAATATCCAGGACCCGGCTTCTCTTGCTTCGTTCCGAGGTCGAACAGTCCCATTATTGATACTTCATCATCAGCGGACCGACAAGGCCCTTACCTGTCGCTTCTTGCATCAGGCGAGCCATGCCGTCGGGATTCTCTCGAGACTGACGGTTGAGCTCTTTGACGATATAAACCAGCTCCGCACGCTTGGTGTCGCCACCGTAGAGGGCGGCGAGTTTCAAAATCTCAGCCTGATGCTTCTTCGGATCGCCTCCAAGAATATCCATCTTATACGGCGACTCGACGATTTCATCCGCCAAGACTTCCAAGAACGCAGCATCCCCTCCGGGGTAGCCGCTCTGTGTGCGACGCAAAGCTAGAAGGTATTCTTCCGCTTTGGCCTTCTTCTTGTCGGGCCAGCCTTCAAACAACTTGCCGTCGGCTCCAGAGAAGAAGCTCCGCCCACCCTGAATCCGCTGAAGCGCTTCGGCTTTCAGTTCCATCAATTGGTTGCCCACATAGTAGATTGAGCGTTGAACTGACTGACCGTCAGGAGATGCGGTCTGTACTTGCATCATGCCGTTCGCGTCAATATCCAGTTTGCCGAATTGAGCAATCCTGAGCTTGTGTTCCCACAGATTACCTTTGTTCTGCCAATCAGTTTCAAGCGCAGCGTTCTTCTCCCGCGCACGCGTGCTTGCCTTTGTGAGCTCCAAATCGACGGCCTGACCTTGCCACCGCAGCATGTCTTGCTGAGCTTGGCGCTCGAGTTGCCGCTCAAGTTCTTTTCCTTGGGCCAGCCCAGCAAAGCCGCCCGCTCCCATCCGCGCCAGCATTCCAGGAATGCCGCCTTGCGAAGAGCTGATACCTTGCGCCCAACCCGCTAAAATCAGATCACGAACTTGCTCTTGTGTTTCGCCCTCGATCTGTCGGGCCGGCCGCATGGAGGCAAGAATCTCTTCCGCACGCGAGAAGTCTGTCGGAACGGGCATCGGTCTGTCGGGTGGAGGTCCCGGAAGCTGGACGGTTTGCGAAGCCAGCAGGGTTCCGCCGGAGGACGGCTTTCGTTGGAGTCTTTGCTTAAACGTTGCGACCGTCGTTGCCGCACCTTGAGGGAAGATTGGCGCGTTTGCCTTGATGTAAGAAGCGGGTAGTACAGCACCAACACTTGCATCCGGGGGCAGTTTTGCGACAGTAGCAGCAAGCGGTCCTCCAAGAAATACTCCCATGTACAACTCTTCAGGCGTGGGCTTACGTCCAAGCCTCGGCGTCATTTCAGTAATCAGGTCCTCGCCATGAAACGGCGCCACAGCGTCGGAGACTTTTTCATTAAACCGCAGGTCCAGCACCCGCTTCTGCGTAGCCGCGTCGGGGATATAATACCTGCCGGATTTATCCTGTTGGATAAGTGCGGGCACTCCCCTGAGTTCGGGGATTTTATCCCCGTGGCGCTTGATCGTGGCGAGCCAAGTCTGCTCGATGAACTGATGCTTCCCGCTGGCGGTTGAATTCGGATTTTTAGCCTTCGGATCGCCACCGCTCTCACGCGCAACCCACAGCTTCATCAACTCGCTTTCGCCCGTCGGGCTGAACGCCGCAGACTGCGGTTGCTGAGGGCTGACGCGCTGACGTTCTGCAGCCTGACGTTTGTCGTGCACAGCTTTGGGATTGTTCCACCAGGAATCGAATTGCTTCGCTACGGGCGCAACGACTTCATCCAGCCGAACAGGCGGGTTGGCTGCGAAGTTGTTAACCTTCCCAGGAACGTTATAAAGCCAGTCACTCGCTTTACGCAGCAAAATCTCTGGCGAGGTCATCGTCGTCGGGTCGACTGGAGTCTGCCGCAGATCAACCGGCCCCCACTCGTAAGAAGGTGGATTCGGCTGCGAGGTCCAGAACGGGCCCCAAAGCTTCTTGGCGTTCTCCCAGGTCTTTTGCCGCTCAAGCGACGGTTCGTAACTGAATACTCCCATCAGTAGCCCGAAGCCCCTCCAAGAGCCGAACCAATGAGCGAAAGCATCTGCGGGTTACCGCCCATGAGTTGGGACAGCAAGTACCCATTCATCCCGCCACCAACTGCCCCTTGAAACATCGAGGCGCTTCGCGGAGTTGAGCTCGTCTGCGTTTGGCTGGAGTATCCGCCGCCCGTCAACACGCTAAGCATCCGCATAAGCGGGTCCCAAGCTGCGTCCCTGTTGATTCCCCAACGCTGAAGCTCTGCGTCAAGTGCCGCTTGATCCCACTGTTGTTCCTGGTCGCCGGCTTGGCCCATGATCTGCCAGCCTTCGAGCCCCGTCCGGTTCGCCCGGTCGAGGGTTTCGATGCCCTGCATGTCGCGTTGCGTAGCCGTGTCGTACCGCTGAAGCCCCATGTCGCCGGCACCAAGTCCTTGCATTAAACGCTCCAGGCCCGTGTCGCCGATCGCCAAACCTTCGCGCGTGCGATCCAGTGCAGTATCGCCAAGGCCCAGAGCCCGAAGCCGGGTGTCGAGGCCAGCTTGCGTCCCCCAGATCGCATCTTTGCTAAGTTGGTTCGCTTGGCCGTAAAGCTGCGGCGCCTGCATCATGCGGTCGCGCTCTTGGCCATAGTTCTGGAAGTAGATGCCTTGCGCATCGCGTCCAGCTTGCGCCAGCGCTCCCTCCATCGCACGCGAGATAATCAGGTCCGTACGGTCTCCGCCGTAAGTTCCGTTCGCAAGCGCTCCGTTTTTGATCGCCGGGTTGGCTTGTTCCCAGAAGTTCCGGAACGTGTCATACTGTGCTGCGTTGACCGCACCTCGGATGTACGGGTTTGAATCCGCCGTGAGGTACTTTCCGCTAACAGTGTCGTCGGCCAGGCTTCGGGTCAACCCGGTGCCGTAGGTCATTCCGCCGCCAAGTCCTCGAATGAAGTCCGCGGCGTTGTTAAATTCCGGTTGAGCTCCGCGATACGCACTGGCTTGCGTTTCCCATTGAGGAGCTGCGCCTTGGTAGCGTTGACCTTGTTGCTGGAATTGCGGAGCAACGCCGAAGTAGCCTCGACCTTGGTCTCGATAACCTGCGCTGGTGGCCTCAAACTGCGGAGCCAAGCTCCGAAGTCGATCCCCGACGGCTTGCCAACCTCCTGCCGTGCTTCGCACGCCTGACAGTGCATCGCGTTGACCCTGGTTCGGGCCAGCATGAATTTGGCTTGGAGGCGGAGTCGATCCAGCACCCTGCCAAACACCCGACGCCGCCTTGTAGAGGTCGGTCATGTAGGGCTTGGCGCCATCCCAGGGCTCTTGAATGATCTTTTGAGTTCCGCCGCTAGAAGAGCCACCGCTCATTGATTTAGCTCCATGATCGACGCGATCGGTTTCGCGCCCATGCGCTCATAAAATTTCCTAAGGACTGGATGCGACACAGCACACTGCACGTGGTCGCGGCCAGCCCGCTTCGCTATTGTTTGGAGCTTTGTCCGGATCGCCTCGGCGCAAAGGGTAAGACCTTTACCGGCAATCCCGTCGACCCACAGAGCCTTCTTAGTTAACGACGTAAGAAGAACTCCTTCACAATCTCCACTTATCCGCCACAGCGCGAGGCCCTGATCTACGACAGCTTTCAACAGGTCCTCGGCCGTCTGGCCGTCGTATCCAATGCTATCTAGCTGGGCAAGATAATGCAAGTCCGACTCGCGTACATTCGCCAAAAGAAGCATTTGAATATTGACGGTTTTACTCGGCACGAATGATTTCCCCTGCCACATTCGGAACAGTAAACGTCGCGCCGCCACCTCCAATAACTTTCGCCAGCTGCGGATATCTTGTTCGAGGATACGACGCGCCGTCGCAGTCAAGCCAACCCGCCGGCATAGTCGCCGAAGGGTATGCAACTTGCGCTCCGATCGGCGGGTTCTTTCGAGCGAGAGCCTCCAAGTCGATGTTGTTGTCACTCATCCAGCGGCTGAAAGCGTCGGCCCACGCTTCAACGCTTGGATAGTTGCGGAACAGCGGAGGGGGTTGAGCGCTCATCGAGAGAACCCTCCAGCTTCGCCATGAATTTGAAACCCGCCGAGACGGAATGAACTGCCTGCGGCAGCCGAGATTTTAAGTTGCATGTTGTTGGCAACTCGGTTTCCGTTGTCAATGTAGAGCTTGCCTTCATCGAGGCCGGCGTTCGTATACGTCTGCTCGTAAGAAGCGGTTTCTGAGCTATCGTCCAGGAAAGCCAATTGGATCGTTACCGTGCCTGTAACATCCAGATCGAACTGAATCATCTGGAAGGTCTTTTCGATTTCACGGCTTCCGCAATCGAGAGGCTTTGTTTCGATGTAACTCGCTACTGTGTCGCCCGAACCCTGGATGTAAACAGTCGATTCGTTACCCAGGATGCAGTCGTCGAAAACGTCGGCTTCCTCTCCGAAACGCATTCCCTCATTGAAGATTGAAAAGGCCCTGGTTTTGTAGCCGTAGCCAATCGTGACCCAAGTGCCGTCAAGCAGTGACACAGTCCAGCACACCATTTGCGCGCCTTCGTCGTGATAGCCTCGAATGCGGTTGCTCAAGCCCCAATTCACATTGGCCTTTAACCACGAGCGGATCACAGGTTCATCAACGTAATCGAAGGAAATTCCGTCAGTCCAGAAAATCCCACGACGATGCAGGCCCCAATTAAGGCGGTTGTGCGAAATGACGCTGCGAGGATTTAATGCGCCAATGCCTGTAAGTGCGGGCGAGAATGCAAAAACATCAGCCCCGCCAACATGGCGACACTGAACCATTTGGTCTTGCGAGTAGATCGCACAGTTTGGGCCGAGCAGCACGCCAGCACGAATACGGGAATCGAAGTCTCGGATAGGGTTGCTGCCAGCGTTCGAAGACAGGCTCGGCGTCCAGTCCGCAGCGTCGTCCATGTTGTCGAGGTCGGACCAGTACACCCGCCGGCCTGAAAGGTTCGTGTCAGCCAGAAAGAAATGGCTCATGTACTTCCACGCGACGCGCGCGTAGTCGATGTTGCCTCCGGTCACAGCCGGAACGAGGCTCGACATCGAGCCGGTGTTTTCATCTAGCTTAACGTTGTTCACACCGTCAGTGCTGATGATGTGGTCGCCCCAGGGAACTAGGAGACAATCAGTTTGATCTTGCGTGAGAATCTGTGTAAAACTGCCGCTCGCAGGCTGGGTGGCAAGTAGACTTGCGACTTCGTACTCCGTTTGCGGGCCGATGTAGCGGAACACGCCCGTGGTCGTGGCGATGTAAAGGCGTTTACGCGCGAGCGTGAAGCTCTGCGCCACATCGAGCGGCGAGCCTGTGAGCGTGCCACCAAGCACAAGCTCCGAGCGCGCCGGGGCGCTACGGGCGCTGGCATTCTCGAATCGTACGCTGCGGCCATCGCGCCACAGCGGAATCTGCTGCGGCATTAGCCCAGGACAAATGCCCGAAACCACCAACTCTGGCGAGGTTTCCCAGAGCTTTTTCATTCGAGAAGCTCCAATACAACACCAATCTGGTCGTAGCCCGGTGTAAAGTTAGTCCAGGCTATCGAACTAGAATCTGTGTAATCGGCCAAAAGATCAGAGGCGCTACTCATAACAATACCTGCACTCTCCGTTGCGCGCGAGGTCCAGCCAACTGGATCAGCTGGGGTTCCAGACGGATCACGATCCGTTACAAAACAGACGAGCCCACGGTAGGCGGCAGATTTAGCAAAGCCTCCAAGAGTAAGCGTGCTACCGCTTTCCACACCACTGCTACGAAGAGCGCAGTTTGAAACGCCTCGATAAACTTCTGTAAGCACTACACCAGCATTCAGCCCCATACCGAAGCCGGTGAACGTGGGCGGGCTTGAAATATCGCTCGCAGTCAACACCTTGACGTAAAAAGCCGAAACGTAGCTATACCAGTCCGTGCTCCACGCTCGCACGACCTTGGTCCAGCCTGCTTCGTCGTCGGGGGCAAAATTCCCGCAATATCCTGCAAACACGATCGCGAGATCACCATCCGAAGCTCCAGTAAAATCTGGAGTGTAGCTAGTGTTGACGCCGTCGCCTATGTGCGTCAGCACATGAGTCGCGTAGACAGGAGGATCAGGTTCCGGCTCCGGCTCCGGGTCCGGACTCGGATCGCTGCTGCCGCCAGGACGGAATGAGCGCACGGGCCTGCTGTACGCCATCCCCTTGTGCATAGGACGATTATGGCTCATCCGACGGTGTAGTGCTCAAGCAGGGCGCTGACGACGATACCGGCAGCCAAGGCCACCGCACTCGCAGCCCATAAGCTGTGGCTTGCCGGCAGGAATAGCGGCTCGTCAAAGTTGCCAAAGTTGGTAAACTCAGTCACTGTAATAACTTGGTTTGCGTTATAGGTGTACGCGGCCATGAGAACGGAGTCGATCAGATAAAGAGTCGTTCCGTTGTCGGGCGACACGTAAAGTTGCAGCTGGGCCGCCGATGCAAGAGTGTCTCGTGGCAGCGCCCAAACTTTCTTCACGAGCGAGCCGTCTGCTGCGGCGTCAGCAATCTTAACCGCATCGGTCGAGCCGCTACGCGCAGCCTTTGCCGCCGTTAGGATCGCGAACTTGATCCCGTTGTTCTGCGGCAGAACGTAGTTGTTACCAGTTTTTGCCATTGGTGTCTCCTAGCTCAAGAAGGCGTGGCAGAAGAGGAAATCTTCATCAATGTCCGCAACTACCGCGGCTTCAAGATCAGCAATTCGTTCCTCGTGGTCCTCGATGTCGGAGGCGAAGCCTTCCAGCTGCGCCGCAGTAGGCGCAAGCCGCACACGCGAACCGACCTCCCAAGCGCGTGAGTTGGTCGATTCTTGGGCTCGTGTGCAGGTGAACGTAGTACCGTTGACATCGGTGACCTTGACAATCTCGGGGCTATTTTCGCCGTCGAAAATTGTCAGGAAGAAGTAGTTCCCATCGGAATCCGTCAGCGTCGGAAAGAGCGACGTGTCGGCGGAGTTAATCACCAGGCTGGTGTCTCCGACGTCGAAGTACTCTTCAACCGTGGACTCTGCAAAGTTTTTGAACTTCGGAAGGGCTACCATTATCTCACCCTAGGCTGAATGACCGGACGAGCAAGCCGCGGAAGCGTGCCACCAAGGGTTTGAAGTCCCACGGCCTCTGGCACACGCTGCGGCACTCGACCATCACGGATTTTAATGTTAGTCAAGGTCGATGCCTCCCTCAGGAGTAAAGAGCATCGCAGAAGCGTAATCGCTGTCGGCCATTTCCTCGTCAGCTATCAAGAGGCTGCGGTAGGCTTCGTCCCGCATGCCCTGAAGCGATTGGCGCTGCCGCGAGTCTCGCAGGATGTGGGCCAGCCCCATCATAGCTTCATAGAACAGAGCATCTTCGCCGTTCTTGAGGAGCCAGTTCGTGGCGGAATCTTCCGTCGGCCAGGAGGTGTACTGATCGAAGAAAACATGAACTGTCCATTCTTCGTCAGGAATCTTGTTGAAAATCAGCCGACTAACGCCGTCGAGCTCATACCGCGTCGGCATACCCTCTTCTAGGGCAGTTTCTTCGTGATCAAGCCCACGCTTGACACGGTAGTATTCAGTTGTGCCGTCGCCATCAGCGTCTGCGGCGATGCGAACAAGCTTTATCCGTTTGAACTCGTTCGGCGTGTCGATCACCCGAGGGTCGTCGGACTCCAAATCGAAGGTGAAAGTGCCGAATTTCTTCATGTACTGATATGTTCGATTCTGCTCGATCTTTCGCGCAGCAGCTCGAATCGCATCAGTAATATCGTCGTCGACAGAGGTTCCCTTACCGATAGCTCGGCGAACCCTGGACTTCAATTCAGCTAAAGTCGCCATGGGGCCGGAAGGGGGCCGAAGCCCCCTCCCTTCTCCTTACGCTTCAGGATCGTACGGGACCAGCACAGCCGTAGCCGTGACCTTGCCCGTAGTGTCCGCAGCGTCGAGGCCGAAGCCGAACGCCGTACCCTTCGGAATGCGCCGCAGGACAACAGTGGCGTCGTCCATATCGAGCTCGGCAGAGCCTGTGGTGAACAGGGTGTCGAGCGGAACGCCGTCGATATAGGCATCCGGGTCAGCGATGCTTCCAAGATTCAGCCCGGTGCTCGTGTGGGTAAACTGAGTGTCCACATGAACGTGCACAGAGTGAATGTAGAGATCGCAGGGCGCAACCCAAATAGTACCTTGTTGCGCGGAGGCCGCGTTGGTCAGGCGACCGGAGGTGATGATGAGCCGGCCAGAACCGTCCCAAACCTCCGAGCCCGAACGGTGAGCGTCAGAACGAGGTGACATTGAGTTCTCTCCTTAGGAGTCAGCGATGCCTTGGTTCAGGCGGTGAATGACCATGTGGGTCGACTCGTGATGGGTTTCCATCGAGATTTCCCCGATGTAGCCCGACTTCTCGCCGTCAAGGCCATTGGACTGGAGGTCCTTCTGGTACTTGATGTCGTCGTCCTGGAACGTGACGAAACTGAGGTTCGCCATGTCGAGGATAACCAGCGAGGAGTTCAGGCCGTAATAAGCCGAGCCGCCCGTCGTTCCGCCCGTCTGCTGGTTGAACAGCGGATGGGACTTGAGCACCAGCTCTCCGTACGGAGTCACAAGCCGGGTGACTTGCATCCCGTACTCTTTGACCCCGTTGTGGATTTGGTAGCTGGTGTTCTTCCGCACGACTTGTTGGATCGCCGTCAGAACTCGGTTGCCGCAGAAGCCCATCTTTTCAGACGAGCCGTAGAGGAACGCAGTCTCCAGCCAACCTTCGAGCTCCGTCATGTTGAAGGTGCCGTCAGTGTTGGTCACGACGTTGGTCGTGATCTTCGAAAGAACTCCGTCCATCGTGCGGACAGGCTTGCCGTTGAGCGTGCTTTCCGACCGCTTGCCCTGCCATAGCGCACGCTCGACATCGTTCATCATGTCTTCCATGCACTCGCGTTTGGCTTCCTTGATCGCGTCGCCAGTGCGGAGACGGGTCTTGGCAGCCGTACGCGTGGCTTCCAGCGTGGACCGGAAAATCTGCGTGTAGTTGTAGACCTTCGTCGGGTCATGGCTCACGCCGGTCGGAGCGAGCGAACCTTCTTCGAAGGCCGAACCAATGCAGATGAAGTTCGGGTTCACGCCAGCGCCATTGTAGGTGATGGCCTCGGTGGTAGAGCCAGCGAAGCCCCGAGTAACGACGAGCTCAGTGTCGGAAGTCGGGTCCTGACTAACGCGCACGATTTCGCTGTTTTGCTCGGACTTGAGCAGATCGCCGACCTTGAAGCCCTTGGCGCCGGAAACCACCGTCAAGGTCGAGTTCGTACCAGCGGTGGCATCGGCCAGGTTCGCGTTGAGAGCAACGCGCCGGGTCTGCATGCCCTTTTCCCACCAGTAGAACTCAGGGTCGTCAACCTTGCGCTTCTTCATGAGCGAAGTGAGCGCGGTCAGCGGAGCCGTACCGTTCGGCTTGAGGAGCATAATGCCCTCGCGCCAGTTCTTGGGGCGTTGGTCCGCCACAAAGTTTGAAGTGTCTCGAAGGCCCTGAATGGCCATGGTTACGTCCTCTTAAAATCCAAGGACTTCCCGGATTTCGTCCGAGATGTCCGGGGTTTGCGATACCCGCACCGACGATCCAGGCGAAAACGGCTGAGGCGTCGGAGGCGGAGGTGTGGGGTTTGGCGGAGGCTTCAACTGGACGCCAAGCTTTGCGAGAGTTTCGGCCACCTTTTCTCCAAGCTTCTTCCCGAACTCAGGCGTGTACCGTTGGACTTTCTCTTCCTGCGCGAGGCGCAGGGCGAGTTGTCCGATCCACGGCTTGATTTCAGGAACATTCAACTCAGGGAACTGCCGGACGTAAAAGTCCTCGTGCATGTCCACGGTTTCCCGTTGGGCCTGAGTGTAGGCTTGGAAGTATTGCGGTAGGCCCTGTTCAACGAACTCGGCCATTTCAGCACGAACCCGCTTGTAGACTTGGTTCATGGTGCCTTGAACGAGTAGGTTGACAGCAACTCTACGTTCAGCCTGATCTTCCGAGGCGAGAGCATTCACCAAGGTGTCAGGGACTACGACATCTGCGAAGTAGTTCTCGGGCTCCGCGGAAGCGGACTCCGAAGAGCCTCCCGCAGGCGCGGACGGTTCCGCAGGGGCAGCAGCTTTCTCAATAATGGCCTTAAGGCCAGCGAGAAGCTCGTCGTTACCCGAGGCCGCCGGCGGAGTCTCCGGTTGCGAAGGCGCAGGCTGCGTCTCTTCGCCCGTCGGAGGGGTCGGGGTCGGGGCAGGTTCCGGCGTGGCCGGAGGGGGTTCTGCGGACGTATCCGCAAAAGGATCAAAGTCGAAAATGTCGCCAAGGGCTTTCGAGCCGAAGGCGTTGTCGGCGGCGTCAGGATTGGGCTCGGGGGCCGCAGGCGCTGGCTCTGGCGCAGCGGGAGGGGGTTCCGCTGCGGGCACCATGCCGTCCGGAGACAGATAGACCTGCGGCCCTCGAACTTGTAGCGATAGGCTCGGAACGTTTCCGAGGCTATTCGGAATCTGACGTAGACGCTCGTTCACGGATTAGCTCCTCGATTCGGTCGAGCACTATGAGCCCGCCCTTGATTTGGCCTTGGAGCTTCCGAGCCTCGTTCAACCCCTCAGGGGTTTCGAAGTCTTGGTTGATTAAATGGGTGCTGCGGGATTCCATTTCCTCGCGCACGATGTCGAGAGCTTGGCGAAGCGCGCCACCCACGACTAGCAGGTCCTGTAAGTGTATCGCTTTTTCCCTGTTCACGACATCATCCCTACAGGCACTGCGTCAGCAGACGGTTCCGGCGCCACTTGCACCTTGAAGCTTTCGATGTTTTCCGCACCTCCTAGCTTTGCGACCCACTCGAAAATCTTGGGAACTGAGAACTGAGAGCGGAGCTCAGGGTCCTGAGCGACTCCCATCAGGATTTCTTTCCAGATTTCAAGCAACGCCACCCGATCTAACGGGAGTGTACCATCATGGGTGGGGAAATAGAAGTCGCCCATGATGTCGGCGGGTCCAATAACCGACGGCCCGTCAAGACCGGACTGTCCAAGCACCGAGACATAAACTTCTTGCGAGAGCTTGGATTGTAGGTTTAAGCTCATCTGTTCTGTGAGGTCGGTAATCCCGTTGGCTGAAATCAATCTCGCTTGGGCTGCAAGGCGGGAGCTTCCAGCCTCGATTGATGTACGAACCTCGGTTGCGGTCTTTCGACCTCCGGGGTCTTGCAGCCCGCGGATATTATCGCCAACGCCCGTAATCGTATCGGCGACTCGTTGGAAGATTTGCAGCGCACCGAAGTGTCCTTGTGTTACGTCTTGGATTTGGAGCTGCATGACGGCTTGCCGCACGTCCTGGCCGATAGCAGAACGCTTCAGCCGAATGAGTTTGCCCGGCTCAGGATTCTTGAGGTCCTGCTGCTCGATCATCGAGGGATCGTAGATGAACGAGTTGTTCAGCGCGGCACGGACGTTGTGGATGTGGGAGTTCAAGAGCCAGGAAAGAGTATCCTGGATAGGACCAACGAAATCGACAAGGCCAGGCTGGCCAAAACCGTAGCCGAAAGTGTTAGGCTCGGAGACGGCCACAGGATGCATATCGAATTCAGCATCGAGAGGTTCGAGCTGCACGATCTGCTGCTTGTTAACGATGCCGATGAGCCAACGCTCGGGGAAGGTTGACGGGCCAAGACCAAGCTCCTTCGGGATGATAATGCAAGACCCCTGGTCGAACTGGTAGTATGGCAAGCCCGCATGGCTGTTGCTCATAGCGGCAACGCCGTCCCCGCCAGTCCATCGACCCCGAGCACTTTCATTATTTCCACTGTTCCAGCCGATCGCCGAAGGACTCAGCGGGGTGACCTTCTCGATATAGCGGATTTGACCTTGGGCTTGGGCAGAAAGCAGCTCGTGCTTACCGACGAAAGCCCGCCAGAAGACATACTCGCCTTTGCGGGCGACCTGATCCATGGGGACGTTGGGATCGGGGAAGAACATGAAGGGATCGACAGCCTCGACCTCGTTCCCTTCGAAAACCAGCTTGTTGACTTGCTGGCGCTGATACCCGGATTGATCGCCCTTTATCCGAGCGATGAGGCCCGGAAGGCCCGAGGGCGGCACTAGGATCGAGCGCTTCGCCATCTTGCGCTTCCACAATGTACGGAGAACGCTGACGCCGTAGACTTGACCGTCCATGAAGAACTGAAACAGCCAGCGCACGAGCCGAGTTGTATCGGCATTCCACTGCAAAAGCCGTTCCTGGTTCAGCGCAGCCCGCACGGACTCCTTTTTTGAGGAGGCCACCTGGAACATCGGCTTCCGCCCGCAGAAGGTGTGCAGGTGGTAAGTCACGATAGTCCAAGCGTTCGCGTAGGCGTACGGGAACGTGATGCTGACGGGCGACGGCGGCTTCTTGTCCTTGTTCATTTGCTCAAGGATTCGCTCGTAATCCGGCAGGTCGATGTACGCCTGCATCTTGAGCTCGTTCGCCCGCCAGCGGGAGTGAAAGACTTTCATCCGCTCTTCACTGGCACGGAGCCGTGCGGAGAAGTACTGAAGCAGCTTGTCGTGGTACTGCTTGTCCGCCAAGCGGTCCATGACGGGCACGTCAGTTTGCGTGGCGACAGGAGGCATCGGGGCGCCACGCTCGAGGCCGAGGAAGAGGTCTTGCTGATCCATTACTTTTTGCCTCTGAAACGTTCGTCGTACCAGGGATATTTGCCGCGATACGGAGTGATCGGCGACATCAGGTCGTCTTTATCGCGATAGACTTTACCTTGCCAATACTCGATTTTTGGGCCGAAAAGCCGCTCGTACATTGCCTGTTCGAGCTCATCATAAGACCCTGCAAGAGGTCCACCATTATTTCGTGTTGCAGCTATGTCAGCGTCGAACTCTTCTTTACGAATGTCAGCTTTTGCCTCTCGACCACGCTTAACAGAATCCTCAGCAAAGCTACCCTTATACAGCCACTCGCGGAAGGAGTCGCGGACGTTCTTGGGACGATCAGCCGGGACGTTGCGAATGTCTCCTTTACGGCGGGCTAGTCCTAGGAGATATTCGACATTCTTCAAGTCTTCAAGGCGCTCGAAAGCTTGATCTAGCTTATCGTGGATCGCCTTTTGATTGCGGAGCTCTTCAAACGCCTCTTCAAGTTCATCGCGGTTGAGTGCGCGCAAGGCGTTAAGCTTTTCAACTCTACCAGCTTTCGGTCCTGGCATCACGAAAGGCACAGCAAAACGCACAGCTTTGTCAACCGTCGACTCCGGCTGCGGCACTGAGAACAGCTGATCGGGCAGAAGCTGCGTGTATTCCTTCGGAACGAGACCGCGACCAAAGTTAATCGAGTCGTTGGCCGCGTCAGCCGCTGCGCCAGCCCAGGTCCGCCACGCTTCGCGTTGCTTATCAGACATCGAGCATCGCCTTTAAGAGTTCAACATCGTAATAGCGCTGAAGCTCTGGATCACCTTCGATTGCGGCGATAAGCTCCTGAATGATTTCAGCCACGAGATTTCAACTCCTCGCGAATAGCGTCGCACGCAGCGCGGGACAGCCCAGGCTCGTAGTAGTCGACCAGCACCGGAAGCTCCAAATTGAAAGTGTTGGGCATCTTGCGGTATTCGTAGTCTTCAATCGAGATGAGCTCTCGCTTCTTGAAGTCCACGTTGATGATGCTAAGCTGGACCACCGCCCCCTCCGAAAAGCTGAGCCATCAGCGCGGCCTCATCGGGCGCAGCTTGCGCGCCGGAATGCAGGTCACACGTGGTTTCTGGCGTCGAGGGAAAACCGAAATCGCACTGGCCCGGACCTTTGAAGTGCTGACACGTAGCACAGCTCATCGCAGGGTCTTCGGCCGGACGGAACCGAGCCTGCTCCGGCGTCATTTGCGGAGCTCCACCCATCGCGGTCATCATTTCGCTCATCGAATTAGCTCCACTAGGATCGAAACTCCAACGCCCATGGCCACCATGACCACGATAGCCCAAAGCTTCGCATCGAACTTGTCAATCTTTGTGTCGAGGTTAGCGCAGACCTTCTCAACCGAATCGAACTTCTTGCCGACCTCGGACTTGAACTCGTTCCAACGTTCCGTGCGACTCGCACGCTCACGCAGGCAGTCGTTCTCGTGGTTGTCCATGCGTTGCCTCAAAAGCAAAAGCTCCGGATCAGGGGGCATGTCGCACGCTTCCTCTGACAACTTTTTCGAGTGGCTCGTACTCATCTTCAAACGGGTCCTTTGATGGGTCCGCAGCCAGGGCCGCAAACGGATCAAGAAGGGTAACTGCCATCGCGACTGCGTCTGCGTCGTCGAAGCCCCCGTTAGGCCAATCCAGCAATTGCTGCAGCAGGACGGGGAAATCCCGCTGATGGCGAATGTAGCGAGCTGCGTAACGGGGCTGAAGCACCCCTTCGATTCGCTCGGTCTTCTTGGTGGAGTGGCGAATCGGCTCGATTTCGAAGTACCGATGGCGTCGGAACATTTCCTCACGGAGGAGGTGTATCAGCGCGGCTTGATACGCGATGGCCTCAACGCCGTGACGGGTGCAGTCCCAGCGGGACGCAAGCTCAAAGTACTTGTCAACCTGCTCTCTCGGGTCCGCGCCTACGCGCCCCCACACGTCGAGGACGTGAATCAGTCCTTTGGCAGTAATGCCGACAACAGCGATTGCCGTGCGATCCGCTCCGATCTTATCCGAGATAGCAGGATCGATGACAATGGCTCTCGCGATGCAGGATTCGGGGTCGATGGGCTCGATGATGGAGTTGAAGTATTCGGTTTTGAACTTGGCTGCGTCGTCATCGCGGGCCTCGGAGGCAAACTCCATGTAAAAGCGGTTGGCCTTGCCTTTGGAAGCAAAGCTTCGGCGAGTGGCTTCCCAGCCAGCCTCGTCCATGTTCTCGGGCCAGAGCCAAGAGCCGTCGGGCAGCTTGGCGCCAAAGCGAATGAAGGTCCAGTCTTCGTCGGAGGCCAACTTCGTGAGCAGGGCTTCACGATGGAGCAGCGTGCCCATCACGGTGAAGGTCGCGGAGCGATCAAGCCTCGGAATCACCGGGAGCAGGGAGCTCATGAACCAGGTGAGGCACTTGTCGCGCTGCTCTGGAGTCGAGACGCTTTCCTCGTCTTCGAGGTCGTCGACGTTGACAGTGTCGGGACGAGCGCCCTTGTTGTTTAGGCCTCGGACTTGCCCGCCTCGGCCGCGAGCCGTGAAGAAAACCTCGGTAGTGGTTTCAAACTCCTCTTGCGTCCAGCGGAGACTGGAATTCCGATCCGGCTTCACCGAGCCGAAGAGCTCAAGAATTCGCTCGTTCGCTTCGAGCTCAGCTTTGATGTTGTCGAGCTGCTTCGCTGCGTGGCCAGCCGTCTCGGAGACCATAAGCGTGAACTTAGTAAGCTTGAACAAGACCTTGAAGATGTTCACGGCGTTGGTCAGGGTGGTCTTGGCGAAGCCGCGCGGCATCATGATGCAGGTGTGCTGGCCGATGCGCAGGTCTACGGCCACGAGGGCTTTCCTCTCATCGTAGCGCTTAGCGAAGAGAGGCTCCTTCGTCCCGTCGGCGTGCTCCCACACGAACCACTGTATAATCTTGTCGAGATCGGCTTCAGTCCACTCGGCCTCTTCGTCGGCCCAGGACTCTTTGCCGAAGTTCAACAGGAAATCTGTGCGACGCAACAGGATGGCCACGATCCCCCGATGGACCCAAGGCATTTTCCTCGGGAACCAATGCGGCAGCAACACGCGGAAAGCGAGGATTGGGTCCGCGTAGAGCTGAGCAAGAATCGTGGCGTCGGGCATCAGCCCAGCAACTCCACGCTAACGCGAGCGATGCGGTGCGGCGGGTAATAGCTCGTCACGCCTTTTCGGCTGAACTTACAGCCCTCGGCGAGGAACTTCGCCCGCTGTTCGTCAGGATTGGCCGTGGCCACGGACTCAAAAATGTCCTGATCGACGAAAGCGGTGACCTTAAACATTGGGGGCTTTTTCGGAGGCATTAGCGTACTCCAGGGGGTTTGATTTGAGGAATCCTGCCGTTCCGCGGCATCCACCAGGGCTGTACAAGGCCGAAGGGCGGAGGGTTGGGAACTTCAAGCTCATCGCGAGGCCAACGCGGCGAAGCCGGCTCGATAGCCGGACGCGGCTGCGGGCGAACGAGTGGCGAGGCCCAGGGATTGAGCAAAGCTCCCATGCCCATGCCGCTGAGGCCTCCGGGCACGCCGCCAGTGAATCGCCCGATGCCAGCTCCGCCAAGAATCGAGCCCATCGCCTGTGTAGGCGTCGCCCCCATGCGTTGCATCTGGTTAATCATGAGTGGAGCTTGCATAGCGCCTTGAGGGCCTGCAAGAGCTCCGCCGAGTCCTGCTTGGATTGCCAGGGGTCCGGCTTTCGCTAGAAGCGGTGCAGCTGCACCAAGCTTCATAGCCGTTCCGAGGCCCGCTCCGGCCATGGCTTTGGCTGCTCCGCCAGCGCCGATGGCGCCCAAGCCTGAACCGACTGCGGCGCCGAGACCACCGAGGCCGACGATCGGAGCCCAAAAGGGTGCGGTGGCTAAAGCTCCCAGGGCAGCAACAGGTTTCCACCACTTCATTGACCAGCTTCCTCTCGCTTCGCCTTCC